AGCGGCGGCGCCGCGAGACCACCGCCCGCAGGTCCGACGCCTGGATGCGGGACCTGAGGAGGGGCGGCCTGTGACGCCAGACGCGCGTGTCGTGGTCGTGGCCCTGGGCCTGATCGCCATCGCCCTCGGCCTGCTCGTCCTGATCGCGGTCGCGTCTTTGTCGGGCGAGGATCTCGGCCGCCTGATTCCTGGCCGTGTGCTGGTGCGCCACGGCGCCGTCCCTGAGGCCTCCCACTTCGGCTCGTTCCGGTACGTGGAGCGTCAGACGGAGGGGATTGGTTCCGACCAATCGGGCGCGGCCGTGGGCGGGGGCGACGCGCCGGCAGTTGGGCTGGCGGACGGAAACGGGAGACCGTCCGCCTGCCCCCTTACTCCGGACTCGAGGGCCGCGGCATGACGGCCCCCGAGGCCATAGAGCGGGTCGTACGTGTCTGTCCGCAGCACAAGGTCGTCCTGCGGGAGAGGCGCGACGGAGAGCTGGTGTGCCCGAAGTGCCGCCACGCCGTCGCACGTTGGCAGGTAGTCGATCGAGAGCGCTCCCTCATCGTAGGTGAGGCTGACGCTCGGAACGAGGAGATGGAGGAGATGCGCCAGAAGGTCCGAGAGGTGAAGGGTGAGCCGGTCGCCGAGAGGGAGGTCAACGTCAAGACGCTCGCGTCCAAGCGGTTCGACGACGGCCGCAGCCGAGTCCTGTTCGTCTCGCTGATCCACAAGGCGAAGCAAGGCGCGTTCGTCGTGGCCTGGAAGATGAACCAGAAGGTCGGGTCCAAGGAGTCGACGACGTCCGGCGGCCGCTACTTCGACGGTGGCGCCGTCGCGGAGGCCGCCGCCCGCCCGTACGAGCTGCGGCTCAAGTCCGCCCGCAAGGCGTGGGACGAGGCCATCCGCGAGGCCCAGGCGCAGGGATGGCAGGAGGTGGAGTCCTACGCTCTGCGTGGGGGCCGCGAGATGCGCATGGCGGCCATCCCGCCGGCGGCGCCGCGCAGGGACATCGAGGCGGCGTGACGCCCTTCTGCTACGAGATCGCACCGGAGGATAGCGGCGTGGCCCGCCAGCAGTCGGGGCCGCGCCGTCCTCCGGAGTGCGATCTGAACGGGGTCATGCTCGACCGCCACGTCTGGCGGGACGACGGGACGTGCGACCGCTGCCGGAAGCCCAAGCCACAGCACCAACAGACGTCGGGGACCAGGCCAACGGAGGGATAGGTGGGGATCGTCCGCGGGGACAGGATCGGAGAGTCGGAGCGGCTGAACCGTTGCAGCCTCGAGACGCAGACCTTCTACGCCCTCTTCGTCGGGGTCGTGCCCGACGACTTCGGACGGTTCCGACTCTCCCCCGGCCACATCGCCCTGCGGATGTTCCCCCGGCGCGAGCCGACAGGCCGCGTGCTCCGGAAGGTGAAACAGCACCTGGCCGAGATGGAGAGCCAAGAGCTGCTCAGGACATGGGACGCGGACGGGCAGGCCTTCGCCGAGCTGACCGGCTTCCACGCGACGGGCAACATCTGGCACCGGACGCCGGAGCCGCCGTGGTCGACGCACCGGCACGGAAACGCTTGCGTACACTCCGCGATGGCTCGCGCAAGAGAATGGGGCGACCGTACGGAAGTCGAGAATCTATCCAATCAGATCAAGGAGATACGCGAGCGGAGCCGTAGCGGAGCCGTAGCGAAGCCACAGCGGAGCGCCCTACCTTCTTCCCCTTCTTCCCCTCCACTACTACATACAGACATCCAGCGCGCGGACGCGGGCGCCGGCGCGCGCGAGGCCGAGGACCAGGTCCAGGAGGAGCGGCCGTTGCCTCCAGCCCAGGTGGTGCCGATGGTCAGGCCTGACCAGCCGGCGAATCCGCTGGTCGCAGGGCGCCGGGCCGACCTCGAGTCCGAGCTGCTCGGCCTGATCCGCCAGATCGGTCCGCTCACCGGCAAGGATCCCGAGGACGTGCTGGCGTACGTGTCGTCGGGCGGCGGGAAGTTCGCCGCGAAGGTGAACCCCCTTACGCTCAGCGACGACCGCCTGCTCCACACCGTCCAGGACGCCCGCCAGTTCCTGCGGGAGCTCCAGGCGGGCGACGAGCCGGACTCCCCCCCTGCGGACGGTCCCGCTAGCGGCCCTCCGCCCAAGACGGACCCCGGCGCCGCCTCGGCCTGGGAGCGCGTGCTGCCGGAGCTCGAGCGGCTCCTGACGCCCCACGCGTACGCCACCTGGTTCCGGGTGACCTACGGCTGGCGCTTCGACGCCGGCGGCGCGCTGGTGGTCGCCGTACCCGTCAAGCACGCGGAGGAGTGGATCCCCAACGCCTTCGGGGCGCAGATCGACGAGGCGCTCAAGGCGGCGGGGCTGCCCGCCCGTCCCGTCCGCTTCGAGTGCAGCAACCCGCCGGCGAGAGCGAGCCCACCGCCGAAGGCAGCTGCGGGTGCTGGTGGGCGTCGGCTGAGGATCTGAGGAGGTCGAGATGGAAGAGACGGTCAAGGACCCGTTCCGAGAGTTGCAGGCCCGTGCGCGGGCTCGTTCCGACAGCGAAGAGCGACCACCTGAGCCGCGCGCGAAAGTGGTCGCCACGGCCTGGGGCGTGGTGTCCGCCGCCGATGCCTACGCCAGGGCGACGGGCGATGGAGCGTACTCCAGCCAGAATGAGCTGGTCGCGTTGGTCGAGGCCATCCACGTTCACCGTGCGGCCCTGGCCGATCTTGGGCTGGCGGCGCTCTGCGAAGAGGCGCGTGTACCCCACGAGATCGTCCGCGCGAGCGCGTGATGGCTGACTGTAGGTCGTGCGGAGCGGAGATCAGGTGGACGGTGACGTCGAGCGGCAAGCGCATGCCGATCGACGCCGAGCCCGTCAGCGGGGGCGAGTTCCTGCTCGAGGAGGTCGAGGGCAGTCCGGTCCCGAAGGCGGTCTTCATCGGGCAGCGCAACGCCTACACCGGAGACCGCTACCGCTCCCACTACGCCACCTGCCCGCACGCCGCGCAGTGGAGGCGCTCTTGAAGCGGACGGTGCGCGCCGTCTCACGCCGCCGTTGCGGCCCGTCTCGTGCCGAGGAACTGCTCGCCCTGGAGGTCCGAGCCATGGGCCTCCCGGCCCCCGTGCGGGAGTACCGCTTCGCGGAGTACATCGGCCGTCAGTGGCGCTTCGATTTCGCCTGGCCCGCCTACCTCGTCGCCTGCGAGGTCGAGGGCGGGACGTTCCTGCCAGGCGGAGGGCGCCACAACCGCGGGGCGGGCTACGAGGCCGACTGCGAGAAGTACTCGACGGCCGCGATCGAAGGCTGGTCCGTCGTCCGCGTGACGGGCCGCATGGTGACCAGCGGAGCCGCGGTCGATCTCGTCGGGCGCGCGCTTGCCGCCCGGGGGCTGAAGACTTCGACCAGGAGGGCCGTCTGATGGGTAGCCCAGTGTATGCGTACGAGGTGTCTGTCGTCGGCCGCGACTGGTCGCAGGTAGTCAACGCGAGCACGCGTGGCCGCGCCAAGAAGGAGTACCACCGCGACCTGCTCGATTCCTGGCCGGACATCCCGTTCACGGCGCTGCGCGCCAGGAAGCTGGGGCCGGCGCAGTCGTCGTCGGCGTTCATCCGCTGCGCAGAGTACCGCGGAGTGAGCCTTCGCTGCGGTCAGGCCGTCGCCGTCCACTGCGGCCCGGGTGTTCTGGGGAGGGGAGTCGTCGTCGGGCACAACGCCTCGGCGAACTTCGACGTGCTCTTCGACGCTGACAGCCCGCGGCATGCCGGCCTGCGTCTGAACGTCCACCCAAGCGAGATTGAGGTCGTCGCGTGAGCGCGCGCCTCTACCACGGAGGCCTCCCCGGACTCGCCGTCGGAGGGATCCTGCGCCCGGGACCACCGCACGTCGAGGACGGTTGCCCTGTCTGTCGCGCGCGGGCCGAGGGTCGGACGCTCAGGGTCTGGGAGTTTCGAGCCTGGGCGCTCTCGATCGGAGGCCCGCAGGCCGCGCAGCTGCTACGCGCGTTCGAAGGGGCCCCAGATCAGGCCCCGATCGACCCGCCGAGCGAGCGCCAGGCCGTGTTCGTCACGTCGAGCCTGACGTACGCAACCTGGTACGCGGCACGCAGCCGAGGGGACCTCTACCGGGTTCAGACGCTCGGCCCGCTGACGGCGTCGCAGGCGGACCACTTCCCCACATGGACGACTCCCGAGGCGAAGGTGGTCGAGGTCATCCGCCGCGGGGTCTTCCTCCTGCGTCGCGACCGCCGGGCGCTCTCGCGGGAATGGGCCCGCGCGGACAAGGCGGCTACGAGGGAGGCCCGATCATGAGCTACGCCAAGCAGACGACCGTGCCCGTCGACCGAAGCCGCCTCGAGATCGAGCGGCTACTCCACGCGCACGGGGCCGACGAGTTCATGCACGCGACGAACCGGTCCGGACGCGCCATGATCGTCTTCACCTGCCAGAACCGCCACGTGCGCTTCGAGCTGCCGATGCCGAACCAAGACGATCCGTCCTACCAGGCCCGCCGGCGCTGGAGGAACGGAGTGGGCTACGAGTCGGCCGCGTCGAGGACCGAAAAGAACCTCGAGCAGGAGCGCCGCCGCCGGTGGCGCGCGCTGTTGCTCGTCGTTAAGGCCAAGCTGGAGGCGGTCGCCTCAGGGATCAGCACGTTCGAGCAGGAGTTCCTCGCGCACATCGTGCTCCCGGATGGCCGCACCGTCGGAGATCACACCGTACCGGCGATCGAAGCCGCTTACGCGTCAGGACGAATGCAGCCGCTCCTCGGTCCCGGAGGCGGACGATGACCGAGCGGGAACAGCTACTCATCGACCGCACACGAAGGCTCTCCGGCAGCGCCAGCGCCCAACGGTTGGGCACGGCCCTCGGCAAGATCGACTCCGCGATCGAAGCTGGCGAGCGTGTGGAACCGTCGCCCGCCGGCCAAGAAATGGTGCGCGGGTACACCATCCAGGTACAGGACGGAGGCCACTCGCTCTGGTGCGACACCCTCCAGGAGGTCTTCGATGGGCTCGACCAGGTCGTCGAGCTCGGAGAGGGGATGGTTGGTGACACCGTGATCGTGACCGTCGCCGAGATGACTCGCGACAAACGCGCCGGCCTCGGCGAGTTCATGGGGTTCTAGGGGGGACGATGCTCGACCAAGACCAGAAGAACGACGGCTACGACGGAGCGGACTTCTACGATTGCAGGGAGTCGGAGGAACTCAGCCACACGGACCCGGATGACGCCATCCAGGACTACCTCGACGACCTGCTCGAGCCAGGCCTGACGCGCGAGCAGGCCCGCGCTCGACTGCCGGGGACGCTCACGGTGACGGCCCTCCGACGCCGGACGGTCTCGGAGAGCAACAAACAGTACTTCGCGGACACGGCCCTCGACGACACGCTGGAGCGGCTCGACGATGAATACGGAGGCGAAGCCATCACCCACGCCACGCCCAGGATGAAGGCCGCCGCCAGGGCGTTCTCCGACGCGATCGCGGCCGAGTACACGCCCTGGCAATGCGAGCGCGTCGCCGAGCGCGAGATCGACGTCCAACAGTGGCTGGCGGAGAACCCCGACTTCCTGGAGGACCTGCCGGAAAGTGCGAGCGCCAGGTGACTGTCCACGCAGAACGCTCCTGGGCGGAGATAGATGGACCCTACCGCTACATTCTCGGCCGCGCGTGGGGCCCGGAGGAGAACCCCGTGCTCTGGGTCATGCTCAACCCGAGTACCGCGGACGCCGAGAAGGACGATCCGACCATCCGGCGCTGCATCTCGTTCTCCAAGGCTTGGGGCCATGGTGCACTCGTAGTCGTGAACCTCTACGCGCTTCGCTCCACGGATCCCAGGGCGCTACTCGCGCACCCCTCCGCGGTCGGGCCATCGAACGATGCCCACATCCTGGCCGAGGTCCTTCGAGCTGGGCTCGTCGTCGCAGCCTGGGGCGCCCACCCGGCCGTTGCCTTCCGGGCCCCCATCGTCTCCGAGATCCTCGGTCGCTCGGCCGTCTGTCTGGGACACACGGCCGCCGGACACCCGCGCCATCCGCTGTACGTCAAAGGCTCCGCGGCCCTCGTGCCGCTCCGGAGGATCCATTGAGCGCCATCGACCGCGTGGCGCACCGCGTCCCACCCCGGCTCTGGGCCAGGCTGGACGCCTGGCTCGGAGCCTTCGAGCGAGAGAGGGGCGACGGAGAGCTGGTCATCGTGCTCAACATCAAGAACGGCCGGGTCACGCGCGGGCGCGTCCGGCCCCCAGAGGAGGTAGTCGGCTGGTGTCCGGCCGGAGGGGAGCACCCCACGGCCACCGGCGACGGAGCGTAGACTAGGGCCCTACATAGCCCGGAGAGGCCGCCAAGCGGCACGGGCAGGGACCACCGGTACTCACCGACCCCCAGGCACCCCACAGCGGGAGGCCTGGGGGTTTTTGCTTTTGGTGACCGAATGAGGATCTGGCCGGTAGGGATCGAAGAGATCAAGCGGGAGTTCGGAGACCCACACCCGTACATCCACGACGGAGGGGCGGCCGTGTCGGCGGCCTGGCCGATGGCCATCCTGTCCCGCCTGGAGCTACCCGAGCCGCTCACCCTCTCCTGGGACCCGACGAAGCGCGCCCACTCGATCGCGTGCCACCAGGCCATCAAGCCTGCCCTGGGCCAGCTCCTGGCGCGCATCCATGACGCGGGCCTCTGGCACGAGCTCGAGCCGTACGGCGGCTGCTACTGCTGGCGCCCGAAGAGCAGCGGCCTCCAGCTGAGCACGCACTGCTGGGGGATCGCCGTCGACTTCAGGGTCGCCACCTGCCAGCGCGGGACCCGGGGGGACATGCCCCCCGCGATCGTCGAGCTGTTCGAGTCGGAGGGCGTGATGTGGGGAGGGCAGTGGTTCGGAGCCCACTGCGACCCGCAACACCTTCAGTTCTGTTCGGGGTACTAGGTGCGAGTAATCGACTACACGCCACGCAGGAAGAGCCCAGACGGCCCGAGGCCCCTGCCGGTCCGCGTGCGCTTTGAGCGCTCTGTACCGAAGGGCGTCGACCACCACCACTGCTGGATCTGGTTGGGTCCCTTTCAGTGTCGGCTTCCTGGGCAAGGAGAGCCGTACGGAGTGATCGGCGCCCTCGACGTCAGCGGCAATTGGGGGATGGAGTACGCGCACAGGGTCGCATGGGAGCTGGCGCACGGCCAGACCCTGGCTCCGGACGGGTACGTGCTTCACACGTGTGACGTCCGGGCCTGCGTGAACCCGGCCCATCTCGTCCGAGGGACGCAGAAGGACAACATCCGAGACGCGGTTCGGAAAGGCCGCCATCGGGGCGGACGCATCCGCTTCGCCTCGATTCCTTCGGCGAGGGTGAGCTGATGCCTCCTCGACTCTTCAAACGAGGTCATCTCACGCTGTTCGGACTCGCTCTCTTGGTCATCGCGTGCGGAATTCTGATGGGAGTCCTGTGAGCTATCTCCCCGATATCTGGGACGTACTCAGCGTGCTCCCAATCGTCGGACTATCGCTTCTCGCCGCTCTCGCCTTCTCGCTTCCGTGCCTGCTCATCCCGCCGAAGCCTCGGAGGGCGAGATGAGCTTGCCGGCCCCGATGACGGTAGCCGAGTGGGACAAGACGTGGTCCGCGTACTGGCACGCCTACGCCACCCTCGACCAGCACACGCGCTCTCTGCCCTGGATCGTCGTCCAGCAGCGGGCACTCCCTGCGATGGTGCGGCTGTACGGCGAGCGACCGCCGGCGCCGGACGACGCCCTCTGGCTCGGGCTCGTCACGGCGATCCGTGCCGCCACTGTCGCCGGAGCGGTCGCGCAGCTCCCCGCCCCGCTGCTCGCGCAGCTCAAGACCGCAATCACGGATCACGGCTCTTCGCCGCTCGCGCCCGAGGTGGAGAAGCTGCTCAAGGATGTGGCGCTGGAGGTCGGTATGGATTGGGCAAAGGGTTTGTGGAAGTCGTTCCGGGTAGTCCTCATCGCGCTCGTCGCCGGGATGGTGCTGGCGGCGCTCGAAGTCCTCTCGAGCTTCTTCGGCGGGCCGGAGTTCAAGGCGTGGCTGGTCGCCAATGTTCCCGTCGTCGGAGCTCTGCTTGGGAACCTGCTGGTGCCGCTGATCGCGGGAGTCATCGAGGCCGGCAGGCAGGCCGTCAACGCCTGGAAGGGCAAGTACCCCTCCGCCTGAGGCGTGATTTCTCGCGGCGGCCTGGCCGAGCTTCCGGGCCGCCGCCAACCGAGGCGCTGGACGACCACGTCGCGCCAGCGGAAGTGGAGCCATGAAGATCAACCTCAGCCGCGCGTTGCTCTACCGGTCGACGCTCGGGGGCAAGGCGAAGCTCTCCGAGTTCGTCGCCATCCTCTTCGGCAAGGAGTGGTGGCCGTTCGCAGCCGAGCCCGGCAACGACGAGCATCCCGGCGGCGATGGGACGCCGGTCGACCCTGGTACGATCCCGACCCCCGATCCGGTGATCGTTCCCGCCGCGCTCGACGAGCTCCAGGCGGACGAGGTCTGGTCCTACTTCGCCCCCTGTCGCCGTTACGAGCTCCCCGAGGAGCAGCTCTCGCAGATCCTCGCGCGCTTCGCGGCCGTGTGTATCTCGCCCTGGTCGCAGCGGCGCAGCGAGACGGACACGCAGGAAGAGCTTTCGCGGCGCATGGCGGAGATCGCCGCCGCGACGCCTGGCCGGCCGATCCACCTCGGCCTCGATTGGTTCGAGGCGCAGCAGCCGGGCTACGCTGGCGCGCCGGCCGATCCGGCGACCTGGGCGCGGCTCGCCCTCGAGGCGATGCGCCCCTACTGGGATCGCGTCCGCGTCGTCGAGGTCTGCGACGAGCCCGACGACCCTGCCACGCTCCAGACGGCGCTCGATGCCTACGACGCCCTCCGCCGCGAACTCGGCCTGAGCCCTCGGCCGACATCCGTGACGCTCTGCACGTCCCCGTCGAAGTTCCGCGGCGTTCGCCGCCTCGACATCCTGGCGGTCGAGGCCTACAGCGCCAGCCCGGGGGAAGACTCCTGGGTGTCCGCCGAGGTCGCCAAGGGCAAGATCCTCCTCGCCCTCGAGCATGCCGTCGGCGAAGTGGAGGCCGCCGGCTTCCGCCCGGCGGTTGTGCTGCAGGGCTACGCGCGCAACTACTCGGACAACCCTGCCTGGGGACTTCACAACGCCCGCGTGTTCGGAGCCCAGCTCCAGGCGGGCTGTGAATGGGTGCTGCAGAATCGCAAGCGCCTCTCCTTCGTGGGCATCTTCTCGGCCGGCCGCCCCTCAGGCTTCTGCTCGACTGGCGAGCCTCGCGAGGATGGCGCCGCCTTCAACGTCTGGAGCGTCGCCTGGCCGATCCTCGAGGCCTTCTCGGCTCGCATGCGGGGACGGCAGGACTGGCCCTGGCCAGCCCTCCCCCGCGACCCGGTGCCCGGGCAGCCCGTCGCGCTCGAGGTCCGCCTCAAGTCGGCGATCGGCCAGAACGCGGACGCCGGCGGCGTCAATCCCCCGCGCCGCTGGGGCGTGGTCGTCCTGCATGCCGTCGCCGTTGACGCCCTCGGCCGCCGCTGGGCGGGCATCTGGGAGAGCCGCCGCCGGAACCGGATCGTGAGGTGGGACGCGCGGGCCAGCGACGGGAGCACCTCCCACGGCGACTCCCTGGCGCACACGTCGAGCGTCGCACCATCGTGGGAGGTCTCGCTGCAGCACGTGCTCGAGACCCTGGGCTGGGGCTGTGCGCTGTCGCTGCGCTCGCCCGGGGCGCTGCAGCCGAACCGCGACCGGCGCCCCGACAGAACCGCCCCGCCGGCGGGCACGTCCTTCGATGTCGAGGCCTCATGCACATGGGGCAAGCAGCGCGTCAGCGGCCGCGCCTCCGTCCCCGCCCTCGACCCGGCCGGCCGCCTCTCCCACGGGCTCTGCTCGGCGGGCTGCGGGAAGCAGCGCGTGAAGGGGGTCGAGATCATCGACGAGGTGGAGCGCCCCACCCTTTTCACGTATCGAGGCCTCGGCGCCTGTCCGGCCTGCCTCCCCAACCTCCCGGAGGACCAAGCGTGACCATACAGGAGATCGTTGAGGCCGTCATCGAGTCGAAGCTCGCCGGCCGCATCGTCGTCCTCGCGGCCGCCGCGATCCTCGTCTGGGCCATCCGTCGCGCGCTGGAGATCCTCGACCGCATCCCTCCCAAGGAGTGGTTCGAGCGCATGGGCCAGATCCTCGAGGGCTACAGCGCGCACCGGCAGACGGTCGACGGGCATACGGGACGCATCGCCCAGCTCGAGGAGCGCGTCGAGGACCATGAGGCGCGGCTCTCCCGCCTCCAGGGCCAGCACGAGCTGATCCACGGCGTCGGCGGCCGCGTCGACGCGAAGGGCTGCTGATGGTGGTGGGGGTCGTTTCTCTGGGCGTCGTCCCCCAGGGGGGGGCCAGGGATGTCCCTGGGCCCCTGGGAGCGCGCGACCCCCAAAAACGCGCATCGGGTGGCCGAAATCAAGTCGCGCTCTTGGCGCACGGAGTCGCCTGATGGCCTGGGGTGGGGCCCGCAAGGGCGCGGGTCGGCCCCGAAAGCCACGGCCTAAGCCGGCGCCGGCGCCCAAGACGGACGGCTTCGAGCAGATCCTGGCCCAGGTTCGGGAGTACGCGGAGGCTGGCGTCGAGGAAGCGACGATCGTCTCGGTCCTCAAGATCGACGAGGCGAAGCTGAAGGCCGAGGGCAGGCTCACCGCGTTCCGCGAGGCCGTGGCCTATGGGCAGGAAGTCTGCCGCGCGGAGCTGATGCTCCAGATCAAGCGTCGTTCGACGCGTACGCGCAGGAACGACGGCTCCGTGAACGCGCTCGCCCTGCGCGCGCGCAACCTCCTCAACTGGGACCGGCAAGGAATCCAGGATGAGCAGAAGCCGGACCTCTCCGGCGCCCGCGAGCGCCTGCGGCTCGAGTTGCAGAAGCTGGCAGCGAACTACGAGGCCCAGCTGGGCCGCCCGATCGAACCCGAGCACGTGCTCTTCCAGGACATCTTCGGACGCTGGCCCTGGGAGGACGGCGCCGGCGAAGGAGTTGGGGCGTGAGCTCCACTCTCCTGCCGCGCCTGCTCGACCACGTGACGGATCGCGAGGCGCTCGACTACCGCAACGTCCTCCACTACGACTGGGACCGCTGGGCCAGGCCGAAGCAGCGGCCGCCGTCGCAGCACTGGGACGTCCTGGGGCTCGTCGCCGGAAGGTCGGGTGGCAAGACGCGCCCGGGGTCAGAGCTGACGATCGGCTGGGCCGCTGACAACCCGCGGATAGCTCTCGTCGGCCGGACCATCCGGGACGCGCGCGAGACGATGGTCTTGGGTGAGAGCGGGATCATCGCCCGCTGTCCGCCTTGGTTCCGGGCGACCTACCGCCCAACGCGCGCCTTGGTCGAGTTTCAGAACGGGGCCAAGGCCTTCCTGTACTCGGCCGAGGAGCCCGATCAGCTGCGCGGCCCTCAGTTCTTCAAGGCCTGGGGCGACGAGTTCGCATCGTGGAAGCGCGTCTCTGACGAGAAGGGTGGCGACGCCTGGAGCAACTTGCAGGACGGGCTGCGCCTCGGAGATCACCCGCAGGCACTGCTCACCACGACTCCCCGCCCAACGCAGCTCGTCCTCGACACGTTCCTCGGCCAGAGGGGTCCCGACGGCAAGCGCCCCATCTCGCTGGCCCAGGTCGAGTCAGGAGAATGGGAGCTCGCGACCGAGATCAAAGACCACACTGGCCGCCTGGTCCGGCACGTGACCGTCGTCCGCCGGTGGTCGTCGGAGGACAACGCCCAGAACCTGGCCCCGGGATACGTCGCGAAGCGGCGCGCGAAGTACGCCGGATCGAGGCTCGGCGCCCAAGAGCTCGACGCCGCCTTCCTCCTCGCCAGCGACAAGGCCCTGTGGGCGCTCGAACTCATCGACCTCTACAGGGTCCCGCAGGCCAACGGATCCAGGGAGCGCCTCGTCGTCGCCGTCGATCCGACCAGGTCCCGGTTCACGCCCGTCGACGAGTGCGGCATCGTCGTCGCAATGCGCTGCACAGACGGCCACGTCTACATCCTCGAGGACGGCACGCTGCGCGCGTCTCCCTACGATTGGGCGTCCCGCGTGGTGGCCCTGGCCTCGATGTACCAGGCCGACGCGATCGTGTGGGAGACGTCGGGGACGGATCAGTCCGTCCGCGACACCCTGCGCAGCGTGCCCGGCTACGACCGGTTCCGGTGGGAAGGCAAGACGGCCACCACGGACAAGAAGTCGCGAGCAGAGCCGGTGTCCGCCTTCTACAAAGCCGGCCGCGTCCACCACGTCAACAAGCCGGGAGAGACGTTCGAGTTCCTCGAGGACGAGATGATCTCGTGGGACCCGATCGAATCCAAGCACAGCCCGAACCGCCTAGACGCGCTCGTGTGGGCGGTGACGGACCTGCTCCTCTCCCCGGGATCCGAGGCGCCCCTGGTCGTCCCCGGCTCCATCACGAATCAAGGGAGGTAGGTCATGCCACGCAAAGGTCCGCCGTTGCCCTCTGGTGAGATCGGCTCGTCCGGATTGCGCTCGTCCGGCGGCTACCTCTACGAGGAGTTCGACCCCCAGCTCCGGGGCCCGCGCGGCCAGGAGAAGTTGCGCGGCATGCGCGACAACAGCGCGGCCGTCGGCGCCGGACTCCACGCGATCGAGGTGGTCCTGCGGCAGATCGCGCTCGAGATCATCCCCGGCGCGACCGACGCGGAAGGGCTGCGCCGCGCCGAGTTCCTCGAGCAGTGCCTCCACGACATGTCGTACACGTGGGGCGAGACCCAGGGAGAAGCGCTCACGATGCTCCTCCACGGCTTCGCCCTGCATGAGATCTGCTACAAGCGGCGCGAGGGGTACCAGGACGGCGGCGCCTCGTCGAAGTACGAGGACGGCCTGATCGGCTGGTCGAAGATCGCCTTGCGTGGCCAGGAGACGATTTCGCGATGGTCGATCGACTCCCACGGCGGCATCCAGGGCGCCTACCAGATCGCCGCCGACCTCCCGGGCGAGGTCTTTTTGCCGATCGAGAAGTGTGTCCTCTTCCGCGTCTCGCGCGAGCGTAACAACCCTCAGGGGCGCTCGCTCCTGCGCAGCGCGTGGTGGTCCTGGTACTGCTCGAAGCGCCTAACCGAGTCCATGCTGATCGGCGTCGAGCGAGACCTCAACGGTCTGCCGGTGGCGCGCATCCCCGCGAAGCTCATGGGGGCGGAGGCCACGGCCGGAGAAAAGGCCGTCTATGAGGCCTACAAGGCCATGGTCGTCAACATTCGCCGCGGTGAGCAGGAAGGGATCGTGCTCCCGTCGGACAGACCCGAGGGCGGCCAGCAGTACTTCTACGACCTCAGCCTACTGTCCTCGGGCGGCAAGCGGATGTTCGACATCCCGCAGCTGGTCCTGCAGTTCGATCGCTGGATCCTGACGGTCCTGCTCTCGGACATGCTGATGATGGGCCACCAGGCCGTCGGCAGTTACGCCCTCGCCGAAGGGAAGACGGGCCTCTTCGAGGCGGCGCTGAATGCCTACCTCGAGCTGATCGACGACGCCATCAACCACTACGCGGTCCCGCGCCTCTGGCGCCTGAACGGCTGGCCTGCTGGGACGGCCGCCAAGATCCAGCACCGCAAGATCGACCACCAGAGCCTGGCCGCGCTCGCTGACTACCTGCAGAAGCTCCAGTCCGCGCAGCTGCTCACGACGCCCGATCCCGCGCTCGAGGACTGGCTCAGAAAGCGCGCCGGCGCGCCGCGACGCCCGGCCACCCCAGGCAGGGCCGCGACTGCCCCGCCGGAGGACTCCCCGACGGCCCTTCTTCCGTTCGGCGAGGTGAACGCCAGTGAACGCCAGTGAACGAGTCTTGCGCGAGCCAGAGTGCCGCAATTTGACCGGCCTCTCGCGCTCCACGCGCTACCAACTCGAGAAGACCGGAAAGTTTCCCCAACGGATTCAGCTAGTTGGAAGGGTCACCGGCTGGTTTGAGTCCGAGGTCCTCGCGTGGATCGAGACGCGCCGCCGCGTGCGAGTGGGCTTGACACGCGCGAGAGGCTCGAAAGCGTGAAGGTGGAGAAGCGCGAGAACGGCTGCCGTCCCGACCAGCTCTTCGGACTCTGGGCAATCGACCCTCAGGTCTTCGAGCCGATGGTCGCGATCGCGCGCGCTGCTGATCTGGCCGCGCTCGCCGCCGAGGCCGCAATGGATTCGAAGCCGCGGCCGGCCCACTACACGGTCAACGCCGACGGAATCGCTCGCGTCGACGTCTCGGGCCCGATGACGAAGTACCCGACCAGCTTCCAGGCCCTCTTCGGTGGGACGTCCACGCTCAGGGCAAGGGAGGCCGTGCGCGCGGCATCGAGGGATCCCGAGGTGCGCGGCATCATCGCCGTTTTCGACTCGCCTGGCGGAACGATCGCAGGGCTCACCGACTTCGCCGAGGAACTGCGCCTCGCGGACGCGCGCAAGCCCGTCTACGCCTATGCGTGGGACCAGATGACCAGCGCCGCGCTCTTCGTCGGCGTGGCGGCGCGGAAGGTCTACGCGAACAAGGGAGCCCGCGTGGGCAGCATCGGCGGGTTCACCGTCGTGCGCGACACGTCCGGGAAGTACGCCCAGGAGGGCGTCAAGACGCACGTGATCGCCAGCGCGCCGCCCCACAAGGGCGCCGGCGCCGACGGTGCCGAGATCACGGCCGCGCAGCTCGCCGAGTGGGAACGCCAGATCCAGGAGACGGTGGAGCCCTTCATTGCGGATCTCGCCACCGATCGCCACATGACCCGGGAGCAAGCGGACAGCCTCCACACGGGTCAGGTCTGGTCGGCCGACAAGGCGCAGGTGCTGGGACTGATCGACGGCGTCATTTCACTAGACGAGGCGGTCTCCCGCCTCACGGAGGAAGCGATGGACGAGCAGGAATTGCAGACGGCGAAGGCCGAGGCGGCGCAGGCGCAGGCCAAGCTCGCCGAGGCGCAGGAGGCCCGAGTCAAGGCCGAGGCCGAGGCTGCCGAGGTGAAGGCTCGGCTGTCCGCGCTCGAGTCCGGCCAGCGCGCGGAGCGCTTCGCCGCCGAGGTGAAGGCCCTCGGGCTGCCGGCCGAGATGGCCGCGCGTCTCGACCGCGTCGAGGCCGCATGCGGAGCGGAGATCTACGGCGCCATCACCACGCAGTTCAAGGCGCTGCGCGCCCAGGTCGACGAAGCGAAGCTCTTCGCCGAGCAGGGCGCCGCCGGCGGCGCCATCGGGTCCGGGTCGGCCTGGGAGCAGATCCAGGCGCTGGCCGCGGCCCGCGTGAAGACGGGCGAGTTCAAGTCCATTCCGGACGCGGTCCAGGCGGTGACCAAGGAGCGCCCGGACCTCTACAAGCTCCACGTGGCGGAGCAGAGAAAGGGGCGCTGACATGGCCTTCGATCTGAAGTCGTTCAACCTGCCGTCGTTCACGGCCGCCGCAAGCCTGGCGACGAAGAAGTTCCACGCCGTGAAGATCACGGCGGCCGACACCGTCAACATCTGCACCGGAGCCACGGACGTCCCCGTGGGCATCCTGCAGAACGCGCCCGCCTCGGGCGAGGCCTGCGAGATCCCCGAAGGCGGGATCGTCAAGGCCATCTGCGGCGGAGTCGTCGCCGCTGGCAACTGGGTCGGCACCGACGCGAACGGCAAGCTCGTCGTCAAGTCGGCCGACAAGGACTACGTCCTCGGGCAGGCGCTCGAGGCGGGGGCGGACGGCACGATCATCGCCGTCCTCATGCGCCCCTGCTATCTCGCGGCGTAAGGGAGAACGATCATGGCACAGCCCTCGCGATCCGACGTCCACACCGACCTGGTCCTGCTGAACTTCGCGCAGAAGTACATGCAGTCCTCGGCGAACTTCGTCGCCGGCCAGGTCTTCCCGCGTATCGGCGTCAACAAGGCCTCGAACAAGTACCGGATCTGGACGAAGAACGACTGGTTCCGGGACGAGGCGAAGAAGCGCGCGCCCGGCACGCCGGCCGTCCGCAGCGGCTACAACATGTCGTCGGACACGTACACCTGCGACTTCTTCGCGATCGCGAAGGACATCGCCGACCGGATCCGCAAGGAGGCCGACTCCGACCTCAACCTCGACGAGGGCGCGACCCGGTTCGTGGTCTCCCGCCTCATGCTGCGGCGTGAGATCCAGTGGGTGGCGGACTTCTTCGCCACCGGCAAGTGGGCCACGGACGCCGCGCTGGTCAACCAGTGGAGCGACTACGCCAACAGCGACCCCATCGCCGACATCGAGGCCGGCAAGGAGGTCGTCCGTCTCGCCACCGGGTTCGAGCCGAACAAGGCGGTCTTCGCCGCCGAGGTCTGGAGCAAGCTGAAGAACCACCCGGACATCATCGACCGGCTGGGCATCGGCGGCTCCGCTCGCGAGACCCGCGTCGTCACGCGGGAGGCCGTCGCGGCGATCTTCGAGCTCGACGCCGTCTACGTCGCCAAGGCCGTCAAGGCGACCAACCAGGAAGGAGCCACGGCCGCCTACGCGTCCGTCAGCGGCAAGCACGCGCTGCTCGTCTACGCGCCCGACGTGGCATCCCTGGACGAGCCGACGGCCGGCGCGGTCTTCGGGTACGACGCGGACGGCGGCGCTCAGGATGGCGTCCCCGGCCTGAACATCCGCCGCAAGCGCGACGACCTGGCCGACGCCGACATCATCGAGGGCGAGCTCGCCTGGGACAACAAGATCACCGGCAGCGACCTGGGCTACTTCATCCCGAGCGCCGTCGCGTAGGCGTCCGTCCTCACCATGAGCACGCACGTCGTCGTCCGCAGCTTTCCCGGTCCCGGTGGCGCGCTCGCCGCCGGGACCGAGGTCGACGCCTCTCGCTGGCGCAATGTCGACGCGCTGGGCCGGCGCCGCTACCTGAGGCCGATCGCGCGACCGGCCTCCCACACCGATCCGGCGCCCCAGGCGCCCGACGCGGCCCCGGGCCGCAGCAAGAGGTAAGCCATGCGCACGAAGATCTCCGGCTCCCTGACCCTGGTCGACGGCGACGAGGTCCGCTCGGTCGACGTCACCGTCACGGCAGCCCAGATGCTGGCCCTGAACGCCACGCCCAAGCAGCTCGTCGCCGCGCCCGGAACCGGCTACGCGCTCGTCTTCGTGGGCGCCGTGGTCTTCCTGGACTACAACTCCGCGGCCTACGCGGGCATCGCCGCCGGCGAGGACCTGTCTGTGAAGTACACGGACGGGAGCGGCCTCGAGGTCGGCGCCCTGGAGGCCACCGGCTTCCTCGACGCCACGGCCGACGCGCTGCGGTACGTCCCGCCGAAGGCCGTCGCCGGGATCACGCCCGTGGCGGACGCGGCCCTGGTCCTCCACATGCTGACCGGCGAGGTCACCACGGGCGACAGCCCGGTCAAGCTGCGGGTGTACTACCGGAGGGTCCCGGCCGTCCTCTGAGGTTCCCATGCGGCGCTACTCTCTCCTCCTCAGCCTCCTCGTGGTCGCCGCGCGGGCGGACTGGGCCGCCCCCCC